GGAAATGAAAAATGGGAATTTTACGTGTGCGAGTTCTATTACGAGAGACGGCCCGGATTTTGGGGCGTGGGTTGCTGACTTTTTTTCATTTTACAGCGGCAAGAATGGTCAAGCACATAATGTTTAATCGTATGCTCGGACTCGCAAGCACCCGTATTCATTGGAGTTACTACCCACGCCACTACTTTTGTGAGGGAATTGTGCGGGAATGACAAAGAAAGCCGATCCAAATGTCAAGAAGTATGGCAACCCTACCCCTACTATATTAAGCCGCAATGAGAAAGGCCAGTTTGTCAAGCTTCCGAGTAGTCTAACCAAAAAGAAGCAATATGATCGCCGTAAACGCCGCGCCGTTTCGTACTATTTCACTCGCCAGGAGCATTCCTTCATTAAGAGTGTCGCCTATAAGATCGGCGTATCGCTTCAAGCATTCTGCGCCAGCGCATCTATATTACACGCTCAGAAAATAGCGCAAGAATTAGCCGCGCAGAATGATGGCGAAATCATCGAATAGCCGTTTCCCCTCAATCCCGCGAAAATCCCGCCTTCTCATTTCCCGTATAATCCATTATTCCTTATTGGCGAATACTCCAGCATCCCCCCACAATCCGCAATCTAGCAATTTTCAGCATTCCCGCGCAATTGTCGCGATATACTTTTAAATAAATAATTCGATTTTAAGTAGATTTTTGTTGACAAAACTTTTTCGAGGCGTATATTACATTTATTAATGTATGACAATAATTAATCAGGAGGTTTAAACAATGGAAAAAGATAACGAAAGAAGAGAATTTCAAGAGTTGCAAAACAACGCAGATGATTTTATACAAACTTTAAAAGAGTTTGCTGATAAGGCGAGTGAATTATCTGACGCGTGGAATTATGAAAATTTTAACGCAGATGACTATTTTGATTTGTCGGGCGTTGATTTACCGTTTAATCAATCGTTTGACGATGTAGCATTATCATTGCGTAATATGCAACATAATTTAGAAATTCAAAGTCGGGAAAAATTTAAATAAAAAAGCCGCCAATCTATCGCGAAATAGACGGCGGCATAAATCCACAAGGGATTTTAGCAAACTTTCGAGGGCTTGCTAATTTCCCTTTTAACACGAAAGGGAAATATTGTGAAATCTTTATTATCCAAAACTATTAAGACTGCTAAGACAGAGTCGAAATACCCAGACTGGGATAATGCCTTAACTTACCTTTTGCCAAATAAAGTTTTATGTCCATTTTCAGATACTTGTTTTAAAACTTGCCTTAAATCATCTGGACGTTTGCCAATGGCAAAAAAGCAGATGATAGATCGGACTAAACTTTTATTTCAAGAGCCAGAAAATTATTTAGATCGTTTAAAAAATGAATTATTCAAGGCTAAAAAAGCAGCTAATAAAAAAGGTAAAAAATTTGCCTATAGAAATAATGGCACATCCGATAGATTTGAAGAATTGAAAATTCTATTAGATATGCCGGAGCAGCCATTCGATCAAGCTTATGATTATTCAAAGGATTTTTTACGCGTCTTAAATTATCAAGGGTACAAAGGTTACCATCTTACATTTTCATTTGACGGATTAAATATTCTTGAATCGTCCTACCTTTTAAAAAATAAAATTGCCAATGTATCAATGGTTTTTAATGTCAAGCGTGATATGCCATTACCCAAAACTCATAAAATTAATGGCAAGCGTTACAAAGTAATTGACGGCGATCTTGATGATTTACGTTTCAAAGATAAAATAGGCGTTATTGTCGGCTTAAGAGCAAAGGGTAAAGCAATTAAGAATAATGGCGAATTTGTCCAGAATGTGAGGGCGTATGCTTAAAGAAATTATCGAAAATATAATTTTATTCGCGCTCGCGTATTTCGCGCTTATTCTATCAATGTTTTTATAGGGGAAATTATTATGGCTAAATTATCGGCAAATGGTAAAGAATTAATGCGCTTTAAAAAACCGTTAGATTACTTGAATATTTCAGGAGTAACAATAACTTTATCCATCCGAGATAATGGGAAAATATTGATTAAAACACAATCCTTATATAGCAAAAAACAAGTGTGGCGCGTTTACAAAAAATATAAATCAAATACCTTTGATCACTTGACCAAATTGCAAGAGTATTTTGAAGGCCAAGATTTTGAACGTCAATAAAGAATAGGAGCATAAATTATGCCAAGTATGAAAATTATTCAATTACCAAGTGAAGCACATACCAATATTAAAGAAGCTATTAACAAAAAATATAAATGGATGAGTTAGTCTAACTGAGTCTAACTAACTTTAAAAGGAATTTACTTATGAAACAGAAGGAAGAAACCAGGGGTAGGCCGCCGCTTGCCCCAGAGGATCGCAAGAGCGAGCGCGTGTCTGTTCGTCTAACTCCCGAAGAGCTGGCTTGTCTCACCCAGGACGCAAAAGAGCGCGGCGTAAGTCTAACTGACTTAATCTGCCACGCTCTTTCTAAGTGTAATATTATTTAATTTTAGTCTAACTGCGGTACGCTGTAGGTCTAACTGAGTCTCGCCCAATAAGCTGAGTGATTCCGCGCACTGACTGAAGACTGCTTTGCGCGTAATCTTCAGGGTGATAGATGTATGTGTACGAGTCGCGAACTACATTGCCATTGGTGAGCCGCAAAATAGTAGAAGAGGTGTTGTCTAACTGCGGCTTCCCCAGCGAAACGTCTATGAACTTCTGGCGATCCACTTCGGTGACTAACTGAGCTACTTCGTTATGCGTGAGCTTGCGTGTAGCTGATCCGATAATTGCCTGGTCGATTGGATCACACTTTGAAAAACCAGTAGCGCAGTCGAAAGTAAATTCTCCCACCGCTCCTACCAGCGGAGCAATTCTTAAGTCTAAATTAATTTTTTGGGAATCAAGGATGCCCCCTCTCGCAGTTATTCCCCGTTTACTGCTCGCTTGCGAGAGGAGTCTTTTTTTTGCTGAACTCTGCCATACTCTCTAGTGATTTTTCCTACAATCAAGTCCACTGTGTCTTCATCCCCGCCATCAAGAATTGCTTTTAATTGATCGAAAATCATCTGCTCCTCCTCACTGTTAGAATGTTGAAAATCACTTTCGAGAAGCGAACCTACACTAATGGTTAGTGCTTGGCAAATCTTTTTTATTAACCCTAACTGAACAGTATCGTCGCGGTTGATTTGATTATTAAAATTACTCGGCTTCATCCCTAACTGTTCTGCCAGTTCTGCTTGAGTAATATTCCGTAATCTGCATTCGCGTTTAACTGCGTCTTTTAGATTCATTTGGACTTTTTTAAAAAAAGATTAAAAAATTCATTGACAAGTACTGCTAATCTATTTTAAAGTGTATTTAAGTTTTAAGATATTGATTTAAAGAGTCTAAATACACTTATGAAAAAACATAATTTTATACTTATAAATCAAATACCTAGCCTTTCGAGTAGTACTCCCGCAGAGTCCTACTCAGCTCCGCTCGATTCGTTTCCGATGGCAAATGTATCTAGCCAACCTCCTGGCGAATCGGGTGGAGCTACCTCTATTCATCCCTCATTATACTTAAATAAATTAATTGTCAAGGAAATTAATAATTATTCTGAGTGTACTCAGGTCTTAGCTTTACAGGAAATGCTCTCAAGATTACAAAAGGAGTCAGCGAATGACTGATGCGTATCTAATATTCGGCAGCCTCTTTCTCATAGGAATTGCCCTAGCGATTGTGTTTGTTTTCACCGATCTGTTTTGGGATTTTTGGGATGCTTGCGACATAGACGAACTTGAAGACTTTGAAAAATACAGGAGCGACGATGAGCTTAAGTGACGAACAGCTTGAAGAACGCCTGCGAATGATTACAGGCTCTGACGCAGGAGCGATTGAAGGGACATCTCAATACACTTCTGCCTATGGATGCTGGGCAATGAAGACGGGGCGCGTTAAAGATACGTTTAAGGGTAACAATAAGACGAAGCTCGGCACTTGGCTTGAAGGATTCGCTGTCCAAGAGTACGAAGCTTTCTCAGGGCGCAAATGTCGCATGGTTCACCGCACTCTCAGGCATAAGAAGTACGACTTCATTGGCGGTCATATAGATCGTCTGGTCGAAGGCGATCCGAATCGAGGCGTTGAATGTAAGGCTGTCACCTCAGACGGCATGGGAAAATGGCTTGACGAGGAAGATAATCTTATCGTTCCCCCTTATTACATCTCCCAGGTTAAGCATTACGCCTTAGTTACAGGGCGCATGACATGGGACTTTGCCGCAGTCTTTACGGATGGCAGACGCGATCCGTTCTTCAAGACATTTGAATTTACTAAAGACGATGTTGACCTGTACTTGGATCGCTGTCTCAAGTTCTGGGAGCATGTACAGACTGAAACTCCTCCAGATGTAGATGGGTCTGACGCGACTTCTACCACTTTGAAACAAGAGTGGCGAGAGAGCAATCCAGGTCAGGTCAAGGTTGCTGATGATTCAGTAATGACTTACTTAAAAGAACGAGCTGGCAAAAAAGAAATGAAAGAAGTGTATCACTCGCAAATGCAGTTAATGGAAAACCGCCTAAGAAACTTTTTGCAAAACGCTGACACGATAGTCGCGCCAACTGGCGAAGTACTGTGTACCTGGAAGCAAACTAAAAAAGGCGATAGAAGATTCAACTTCAATTTTAAAAGGGAGCAATTAAATGGCGAAAAAAGAAATGCAATTTAAAAAAGTTACAACGCCAGTAGGCAAGTCCATGTGGACTAAGTTGGCGCAACCTGAGACTCGTTGGGTAACGCCTGCCGATCCTGCTTACAAGCAGGGTGGGTACTACGAAGCTTGCGTTAGGTTTACCGCTGAAGAATCTAAATCATTGCGAGAGTTAATCACAAAACTCCATGAAGAGAATTTAAAGGAAGCCTGCGAGAATATTTTAGCCGCGCATCTAGAAAAGTTCCCGAAGCAAAAAGGAAAAATTAAAGACGCAGTTAAGTTTGTCACTGAGCAAACTGAAATTAAGATTAATCCTTTGCCGATTAAGCAAGTTCGTAACGAAGATGGCGACTTGATTGACGAATGGGAAGTCAAAGCCAAGCAATGGGCGAAGGGCGTTAAGAAAGACAAGATGGGTAACGTTATTGAAGAGTGGGAAAACATCCCGCATGTTCGCAGTCCTCTTAACAAACCTTACGATGTGATTCCTAAGATTGGCAATGGATCGTTAATAAAGCTCGCCATTGAGTTGAGTGGATACCAGAAGCCTTCAATCGGAATACGCATTCGATTGTGCGCCACGCAAGTCTGGGAGTTAGTGGAATACAACGGCGGGGGGTTTGACGATAGCGCGTTTGAAGCTAACCCTGATGCGCCAAAAGAGTTGGTAGCAGCAGGCGGTATGGCAGACGAAGACGACGCTGACGATATACCTTTTTAAATACTAACTTAAACAAGGAGGTACTATGCAGGAAGCTCAGATTAATCCATTTCGAGGCCATCAAACGATGGACAACATGCGCCAGCGTTATGCCGCAGATCACCCGGAGCCGGTCAGTCGATTTGTAGTCGAAAAGAATGTTCCAATGCCCGACTTTTTTCGCCGCGAGTTGCCAAAGAATCGTGAGGCGAGGGAATTTTTGAGCGGCATGAATATTGGCGACAGTGTGTTTGTTTCAAACGAGTCAGACTTTAAAACGCTTTGCTATGCAATTTCAAAGCTTAGAAGGCGAGAGGGAAAGGGTTACGCAAAGCGGCAATTTAAAGGCTCGGAGCAAACGGGCTGGCGAGTTTGGCGTATCTCATAAAAAGGCAGCGGCGAGTACTTAACCATCTCTTACTATGGAGATAAGTTTCGTAGATTATAATTCGGCCTCGCCGCTGTCTAAGTAAATCGGGAGTCAGTATAAATGGGTCTACTGACTTTCTCGCCGTCGCCTGATTTCTCCTCCAGGCGGCGGCACTTTAAAGGAAAAGTTAATGATTTACGGCGTAAAAATATATGATGGCGAAGGCAACGTAAAAAAAGTTGTCGAACAAAAGAACGCGCAGAAATTATATTGGTCAGAGTTTTATCTTCAAGGCGGCGACTACCACAATCGAGGCGTAGACGTTGACGAGGAGACACTCGAAGAGCGAGGGCGTAAAATCATTTGTGCCAATGTTGAATGCAAAAAAGAAGCGATTGTCATGGGTAAGAGAACGAGGTTCTGCTCGCTTGAATGCCAGACGAAAAGGCGCAGAGATAACAACAATAAATATTCAAAGCTGAAGCCGCAGTACGAAACGATTTGCGGAATCAAAACTTGCGATAACACATTTGTGACGACCGGCAAGCAGAAATTTTGTAGCGTACCTTGCCGCCGTCTAGCCAATATCGCAAAGAATAGGAGACACGGTGAAAAATCCAAGGCTACTCTCGCTAAAATCAAGTTTGAAAATGCTAAACGTGAACAGGAAATTCTTCAACGATAACATTCGACCTCACTTAAAAGAGGCGAAGTTAGGCAAGCACATCCTCTTCAGAGAATCTGATATAGAGGATTTTATTAACAGCATGTTTGGAACTCAGGAGGTAACACCATGCAAAAGAAAAAGCCAAAATTACCAGCAGGACTTATCTGGCGAGGAAATAAGATTCATATCCACACCGAAGTTGGTGGCGAAGAGCTAAGAGGTACGACTAAAACAGATCAGGTCAAGAAGGCTCAAGTGTTGTTAGAGAAGAAAAAAGTTGAGCTGCGCGAAAGACAGGATCGCATGAAATATCTGAAGATAAATAACCTGGCTGTGCCGCCAGAAATGTTAGGGAAAACTTATGGCGATGCGGTTGCGTTGTTTTTTAGGAAAAAGAATAATAAAGCGCGGCAAGTGGAAAAGCGCATGATTGAGCAAATGAAGTGGTGTTTACCTTTGGAGACTCCACTCAACGATATTAATCATAGCACTATCGAGCCTTTTATTGAGAGCAGGAAAGAGAAAAAGCAGAAAGCTAAAACTATTAATCATTTTATAAATTTAGTAGGCAACATTTTAAACACGGCAATGAGAAAAGAAGAGCATGGAGTGCCTTGGCGAAATCGCCGTCATAATTTTGAAACAGAAAAGGTCAAGCATAACGTCAATTCTGATATGGATGCCAGAGAGGGTTATGTTTTAAGCTGGCAAGAGCAGGATCGCCTACTAAATGCTTTGCCTTGCCATGTTAGGGATGCCGCTCTGTATAGTTTGAATACTGGCGCTCGCACCTGTGAGATTACAGAGCTGCGATGGAGTTGGGAAATTCTTTTTCCAAAACCGCTGGACATTAAAGCGTTTCGCATTCCAAGGGAATATCACAAAAACAAAAAGCCGAAGCTGGTCGTCCTCAATTCAATTGCCAAGGAAATTATTGAAAGAAATCGTGGCAAGCACCCTGAGTTTGTTTTTACTTACGAGGGGCAGCCTATTAGAAAACTTAATTCAACTTCTTTTAGGAGAATTAGGAAACTGGTAAATTTGGAACATGTTGTCTTTCACGATTTTAGGACGACGTTTTCTACCAGGCTCGGCGGGTACGAGGTGAGTAAGGATACAATCAGCATTTTAATGGGGCATACAGTCAAGGGAGTGACCGCAGATTATGCGTTTAGAACGCATATTGTGGAGTCGTTAGTCGATGCTGTGGACAAGCTGGTGGAGCGAAAAACCTTCACTTTTGTGCCGGCAAACGAAAATCTACCCCGCACAAATCCCGCACACTCTTTTGACTACGTTGCGAAGGATAAACAAGAAGGCTCACAAGTCGTTGAATCTATTGACAAAAAGTTAATAGCGGTGGAGGGAGTTGAACCCCCGACACTACGGATATGAGTTATCCCCTCGATTTTTAAGCTCTTCTAAACATTGGTTTTACAACGGGTTACTTCCGCGACACTGTGCGGTTGTGACCCATTGTAAGCCATTATCCCGCACAAATCCCGCACAAAATTACCAACGAACACAATGGAGCATTATGTGGCTTTACATCCCCAGAGAGTACTGTCTATCTTCGCCGGAATCGGTGGACTTGATAGCGCGATACGGCTTGTTTTTCCAAAATGTCGAACTGTTTGTTACATCGAGCGGGAAGCCTACGCCGCGTCCGTACTCGTGGCGAGGATGGAAGACAAGACCCTGGGTGAAGCTCCTATATGGAGTGACGTTGCAACCTTCGACGGTGAGCGCTTCAATGGATGCGTGGATACAGTCGCTTTCGGCTTCCCATGTCAAGACCTCTCAGTCGCAGGCAAGCAAAAAGGAATTGAGCAAGGCACAAGGTCAGGACTCTTCTTTGAAGCCTGCCGAATTATTCGCCAAGTACGACCAAGGTATCTTTTTATCGAAAACGTCGCAGGACTCCTTTCTAACAAATTCATGTCAGTCGTACTCGGAGAGCTTTCCGAAATGGGGTTCGATGCACAGTGGGGAGTGTTTTCGGCAAGAGATGTGGGTAGCACCCATCTTAGAAAAAGAGTCTTCATCTTGGCCTACTCCAGCAATGCGTGACTACAAAGGCACATATAACACTATTGTTAGAAAGGATGGCAAATGCCGACTAGATCAACTAGCGAATGCGAGTATATATACTGGCCCCTTGGCCCAAGCGAAACAGAAGAATGGCAACGAATCCTCGAACAACGACCCGACCTCGCCCCAGCCGTTGAAAAAGAGGCTCAACCCGAATTTTGTCGAATGGCTGATGGGAGTGCCAGTTGGCTGGAGCTTGCCAATACCTATCGATCAGAACGCTTACAAGCGTTGGGAAACGGAGTCGTCCCGCTTACTGGAGCAATTGCATTAAAAGTTTTATGGAACAGATTAATAGCAAGAATTAAGTAAGGAGCATTATGTCTGGAGCTACAAGAAAAGGTCTGCCTCGATGCGAGGAAATGGTCGTGAAATATCGAGAGCGCACTCCGATTGGAGTCGAAGAATGCGGCAAGCCTGCTGTCTCGATGTACTTCTATCGAGCGGTATCTGACATACCGAGATACTGCTGTGAGTATCACGACAAAGAGATGGAAAAACATGAATTGCAGGACGATTTAGAAAGGGACGAAGAACATGCCTGGGAAGAACATGCAAAACGAAACGGTCACTTATGAATCAGGAGCAGCGCGATCCACGATGGATGTGCGTTGGGATTTGCTCTGCGAGAAATTTATTAGAGAGATGGCTTGCGTTATGAACGAGGGCGCTGAGAAGTATGGCGATGATAATTGGAAAGGCGGCGTTCCAGAAGGCGTAACCATTAACCATCTTCTGGAGCATTTGTATAAATGGCAGAGCGGTGACCGCTCAGAGCCGCACCTGGCTAAAGTTGCCATAAACGCTATGTTCATGGATTGGTATGAAAACAATATGGTGAGCAAATGAACTACCACACTCAAAGATGTGAGCGATGCAGATACGTCGGCTCAGATTTTGTCTGGGTACACGGTCATTTTCAATGCCCCAAATGCAATCAAATTGGAGATGGCGATTGCTGTCAGGGCGAAGTGTGCCAGCCGCCTGCTAGACCGCTGGACTATACAGACCTAGCTGATGAGGATGTTCCTAACTAGAGAGGAGGAGTTATGAAATGCCCAACTTGCAATGGAAAAGGTGAAGTGCCGAAAGCAGATACGATGGCAATCAAAAGTGTTATCGCAGAGTTGAATCGCGTCGCAGGCACACATTATAAGGCGACTACTAAGCAGACTGCCGCTGTGATTACAGCAAGGTTAAAAGAAGGGTGGACGGCTGAAGATTTTGCCCAGGTGATTAAGACGAAATGCGAAGAATGGCTTGGTGATCCTGCGATGCGCCCGTTCATTCGCCCAACTACTCTTTTCGGCCCTAAGTTCGAGGGTTACCTCAATCAATCGGCTCGCCCACCTAAACAGAAAGTTAAATTTGTTTATTGAAACTTGGGAAGACTATGGCATCAAACTCAAAAAAGGCAGCAAGACGAAATGCCCTCGATGTCATCATAAGTCCGTTAGTCTCAGCGTTGATCGTGATAACGGTGTATTCAATTGCCACGGGCCTGATTGTGATTTTCGTGGTCGTCTTAAGCGCGATCCTTCCCTTGCTCGTCCTGCTCAGTGGAATAAGAAAGATTATTTTAAGCCTGTCTTTGAATATAAGGCGCTTAGTAAAAAAGCGATCATGTGGTTCGCGAATAGAGGAATAGATGAAGCATCTTTGGAGCGATCTAAAATTAGCATGTCAGATGGGCATATCGTATTTCCGTTTTTTAAGGAACATGAGGTCGCATTTCTCAAATATCGTGGAGCAAAAAAGTCTCAAATGTTCACAAGCCAATCGCCATACAAAGTCTTCTATGGACATGACGATATTGATCCAGAACAGACCATCATATGCGAGGGGGAGTTGGATAAATTATCATTCGACATGGCTGATCTACGAGCATCTATTAGCGTTCCCTTCGGTGCGCCATCGCTTGACGCAACCAGCTTCGCCGATCTTGACGAGTCCTTGGAGCATTCGCATGAAAAGCTTAGTCAGGTCAGTCGGATCGTATTGGCTGTGGATAATGATCCTTGCGGAAAGAAGTTAGAAGAAGAGCTGGCGAGAAGGCTAGGAAAAGAAAGATGCTGGCGAGTTATTTGGCCCGAAGGAATTAAAGACGCTAACGAAGTGTTGATGACATACGGGCCAGAGTTTTTAAGAGAGTGCGTAGAGAACGCCCAGCCTTATCCTATTGACGGAGTATTCAGCATCGACCATTTCGAGGATAGATTACTTACTTTATATGATGAAGGGCTGACACGCGGCTTTAGCACGGGCTGGTTCGTCCTCGACCAACTCTTTACTGTGTTGCCAGGTGAGCTGACCATCGTAACTGGCATACCTGGTCATGGCAAAAGTTCTTTTGTAGAACACTTGATGATTAATTTGATTAAAGACCATGACTTGAAAGCTGGAATATTTTCGCCAGAGCATCAGCCGGTAGAAACGCATATCGCTAGGCTCGCTGAATTATACGCTGGCAAACCGTTTGGTGAGAATTACAAAGAAAGAATTAGCAGAGAAGAGTTAGCAGCGACGAGCAAGAAGTTGAGTAAGGCAATCAATTACATGATACCTGATGAAATGAAGCGATCCGTCGATGACATCTTGGCAATGATGCGAGCAATGGTGATGAAAAACGGCGTTCACTTTTTTGTATTAGACCCGTGGAACGACTTCGATCATAGCGCAATGGGAAATAGTGAAACTCAATACATTCGCCATTCTCTAGCCAAGATAAGAATGTTCGCAGCTTCTCATAACGCTCACGTTTTTTTAATCGCGCATCCAGCGAAGATGCAGAAGGATAAGACGACGGGCAAGTACAACATACCTACCGCTTACGATATTAGTGGATCCGCCCACTGGTACAATATGGCGCACAATATTATTTCAGTACATCGCAATCCAGGCGATGACGGCAACGACAAACATGACGTTTCAGTTCACTTGCAAAAAATTAAAATGAAACACTGCGGTCAAATTGGAGTGGCGAATTTTCGTTATGAATACGAAACAGGGAGGTTTTTAGATGCTTAACAAAGAAGATGTAGAGTTTTATACAAAGCAAGGTTATATCAAAATTCATTCTTCAATTATGAATCAGGAAGTGTACATGGTGAAAAGCATGGACGCGCCTGTGCCAGACAAATCGTTACTAAGATTTAATGAAGATGAAATTAGATACATGAAGAAGCTGAAGAAACAAGGGGAGCTGAATACTCCAGAAGAGCTGCGGGTTTTGACAATGGCAAAAGATATATTCGGAGGCAATTTAATTGATGCCCATCAAGCTAAACGCAAACGAGGTGCAGCTCGCACGACAACTCGCCAAAGAGCGAACTTTAAGCAACCGAAAAAATGGAAACTCAAATCGCAGACACGGCCCTCAGTCTGATGAGGCGACAGAGTTAGATGGCGTTGGTGGAGAAATAGCATTCGCCAAAGCTCTCAACCTATACCCTGATCTAAAAGATTATCCTGGAAAACACGACATGGTCATCGCTGGTAAGACAGTCGATGTGAAGACCACGCGCTATCCTTTTGGGCATCTCGAAGTATCTACGGACAAAACTCCAGGTGAAGTAGATATATACGCTCTCGTTACTGGCGAGATGCCTGAGTACAACATCGTCGGGTGGATGTGCGGCGACAGGCTGATGCGTAAGAAAAGGTTATACACGCACCGAAGCGGCAGCAAAGTTTACCGCGCCTCGCAAGATGAGCTGAAGAAATTCGAGGTGCTATGAATATCGGGTTAGTCCAAATGGACGGCAAAATACCGAACTTAGCCCTCATGCAAATTGCTGCTCATCACTCCGTATTAGGCGATGATGTGGCATGGTGGGACGGGCCGCTGTTCCCATACGACCAAGTGTACGCCAGCAAAATCTTTCAATTCACTGAAGACCTTTTGCCTTCACACGTTATAAAAGGCGGCACTGGGTTTTCGTGGAAAAGCAAGTTGCCAGCAGAAATGCTCTCTGCCAATCCTGGCGACGGATGGTTTCTCTATCCAAATTACCCCAACCATTTAGGTTTTAGCGAGCGTGGGTGCAGACTCTCTTGCTCTTTTTGCGTCGTGCCTCAGAAAGAAGGCAAGCCGACTAAGGCAGCAGATATTTCTGAGTTACTTACCAACCCACATGGCGAGGACAGATTAGTTTTGTTGGACGACGATTTTCTGGGACACCCAGATTGTTTGGCAGTCATGGAAGAACTTGCGGATCGTAAACTGAAAGTTTGTTTCTCGCAAGGGTTAAACATTCGGACAATAACTGAGGCGCAAGCATTGATGTTGAAGAAAATTAACTTTAGAAATTTAAGTTTTAAATATAAGCAAATTACTTTCGCCTGGGATAACACTCAAGACGAAAAGTTTATAAAACGTGGCTTTGATAAATGTTTAAAGGCTGGCATCAAACCTTATCAAATGCAGTTTTTTGTATTGATTGGCTACGACTCTACACAAGAAGAAGATTTGCATAGAGTCGAAACATTAAAAGCTTGGGGTTGTGATCCATTTGTCATGGCTTATGACCGCGACGATGGTTATCAAAAACGCTTCCAGAGATGGGTGAATCGCAGGCAAATATTTCAAACAGTATCATGGCAGGAGTATCGATGAGCGAACACGACGAGCAAGTAGCGCTAATAGATTGGGCGAAGTCGCAGATAAACGTGTACCCAGAGCTTCAATTGCTCTACGCCATCCCGAATCAGGGAGGAGCTGGCAGAGCTGCGATTATCAGAGGGCAGAAAATGCGTCGCGAAGGTATGCAAAAAGGGGTACCTGATTTATGCTTACCCATTAGTCGCGGAAATTTTTTAACTTTGTATATTGAAATGAAGGACGTTGGCAAGAAAGGCAGGCTGTCAGCAGAGCAAGGCCAGTGGATAAGCTTGCTGAGTGAGGCTGGGCATAACGTGCAAGTGTGCCACGGCTTTGAAGAAGCTATGTATACGATATTAAATTACTTGCGCTTGGATGAAATCATTGGCGACCCTGGGGGAAACGCTGGGCCAAGAATTACTTACGATCCAGAAGATGTTGCGTGATGATATGCAAGTCAGCGCGAATTGGCGCGAGCTGAGTCTCTAAGTATTTGCGATCTACTGCATCTTCCAATTTGTCAATCCGCTCATGGGCTATGTCAATGCTTTTGAATAGGCGCTTGAATATCCATATGCCAATCGCAACGAGGCCGCTGGTAATTGCCACAACTATTTCGTTTAGCTTGTCCAATTTTATTTGCCTTTCTTTTTGCCATTATCAACAAGTCGAATGTCTTGAACTTTATCTTCCTTAGATTTTTCAAGTTCGTTGATTCTAATATGAAGACTAGCAATATCAGTTTTATATTCTTGCCTGGGAACAGTCGTGTGTTGAATTTCGTCTATTCTTCTATCTGTTTCATGGATTAAGCTGGAATTGCGCCCAACCGCAGACGCATCAGCTTTGTCTTTTTCTAATCCGTCTATCTTGGCAGTCATTCGGTTTAGCATCCACCATCCTAGTCCTACAAAAATGCCCCATATATTTTCGAGTATTTTTTCCATTCATTTTGAACAGTCAGAAGGATTTACTTGTCTGTCAATAGCTCTATCGACAGAATCGGAAAACAAGTTGCCAGATGCTCCGACTATAAAATTGGTCAAAGCGCCGCATCCTATAAGAAATGTAATTGCTAAAATTAGGTATAAGCGCATCATTAATTGATATCGACTTCCATGTTATTTATTGATTCACTCTTTCCCACCAAGTATCAATTTCAGTTTCTACTTCCGCATTAGTCATATCTTCATCAGCATGAGGCTTACGCATTGGATACTTAGCATGAATTGCAAGCTGTCTTGTCTTGAGTTCTGCCAGTGTGTAAGTAGTCACCGTATCCGGGACATAATATTCAACCCCATCTGGGACTGTGCCAATCAATGTGTAATCATCTGGATTTTGCCAGTAGCCACCGTCAGTCACAAAGTCAGGTATCTTCATTCCCCCTTGTGGCATTGGGTGTAGTTTATATTCGATAATGCTCATGGTTGCTCCTATTTAAAATTTGGCCCGACTGTCCAACATACGATTGAATGACGCACACCTTGATTGACGGGGGTTACTCTATGAAAATCACTCGAATCAAATACGACAATGGTTCCTTGTGCCTGAATGTCTTGCTGAAGTTGTCGTGCGTTAACATGTTCTTGATCTTCCATTGGTCTGCCACCATTAAAAAATTGTAATTCACCACCTTCAAACTTATCAGGATCAGATAAGATTATACTTAATGATAGTTTTCTGATTTCGTTATTAGGATCAATGCCACTTGCGTCTTGATGCCAATCGTAAAATCCACCATCTTTATATTCTGCAAACTGTATGGCTTGAAAAAATGTAAGGTCATAATGGAATTGCACCTTGTTTGCTTCTCTTAAAAAATGCCAAGCCAGTGCGTTTATTTTATTATCTTTATCCGTTATAAAATTAATAGAAGTTTTTCTAATGCCTGGATCATTTCTACCTTTTTTATCAAGGCCATCTACTTTAGCGTCCTTTAAAATATTCTGTTTGCAATCTAGAACTATCTGGTCACAAACATCAGGTCGTACAGCCCTTGGAAATACAAAAAACATTTATGGCTCATAAGTAAAGTTTTTATCCGCATGAGGATCAAACCCTAGCCACTCTGCTTGCTGAATAGCCGCCCCCTCATATTTCTCCGCAATAGCATCTAAAAATTTATGAAGCATGGAAGTATCGCCGATACCAGACTTAGATTCTTTTTCGATAAACAATAAAATTTCTGCCTGTATTGCACTGGTCGATAATCCACTTTGCTCAAGATACTCTGCATTCCCAATGGAGATACGTCCTGTGTGCTTCACATCTCTGATCGCTTGCATCGTTGCTCTTTTTATATGGCCCTTGACTTGAGCCTCTTCAAACGCTTCTTCTGTAATCGGGCCTAATCTTTCTTTAAGTTGATCGTGCATTTGAGCCAGCGTTTCGCACTCTTTCAATGCTCCTTCCACCTTTACCAACATTTCATTCGCTTGCGATTCAAACTCTGCCGCTTCAATTTCCAAAAGCAATTTTTTATTTTCGTTCTCTTCCTCAAGCATCTCATCACATTTGATTTTTGCTTTCGTTTTATTTTTTAGATAAGTAAACTTAGCTTCAGATAACGCTGACCGCTTACGATTCATCTCCGAACTGATCTGCCTTAGACGCAACCAACCATCTGCATTTGAACAAGTAAGATATTTCAGCATGTACTGTGATCTTGATCTATCCCAGATACGTTCCGTGTATTGAACTTTGGCTATCGCTTTTTCAGCGTTGTCTAAATTTTCCTTTAAGGTTTTACCACCATACGACTTTTGTTTTGCGACACCATTAAAACTTTTTAAAATTAAATCAGTCATTTTTTTCCTTAGTGATGTTGTCCACAACAATACCCTACAGATTGAGTAATATCGCCTACGTCTGTAGCGTTGGTATCACTAGCAAATGGGAATTTGTCGATCACATTAATACCATCTCCCCCTGCGTTATAGCCATAAGTTCTGGATGATTGCCCAGAATGGTTGCTGTGTCCTACCGTTAAATCGCCTACATCACTTGCGGTTCCTTCTGAGGCGAATGAGTATTTGTCTATCACGTTACCATGCGGGCCACCATGAGGTTCTGCTCCGCTCGAATAGCCATGTGTTTGTGATGATTGGCCTGCCCCAGCCGTTGCACCAGTTAATAATGCCCCCACATCTGTAGCATTTCCATCACTAGCAAACGCAACCTTCTCAATAATATCGTTTTTACCAGCATAACAATGAGTTTCGGAATTATGTCCATAAAGCGAATTATGACTTGTTGTTAAATTCCCTACGTCAGTCGCATGAGCATCAGCGGCAAATGTCCACTTATCCACCACATCATAAAATGGTGGGCCATAGCCACCCAGTACATACCCATGAGCAAGTGATGACCCACCGGGTTCAGCAGGGTAATGCCTACCCACTGTCAAATTTCCTACGTCTGTCGCATCCGAACTAGACGCAAACGAAAACTTGTCTATCGTATCGGTGCCACCACTTCCCCCAGCACGATACCCCGACACCTTAGAAGAATTACCACCAGGTGCGTGGGTAGATTCGGTTAAATTTGCAATGTCTGTTGCGTTTGAGTCTGATGCAAACGGAAATTTGTCTATGACATCCGTATTCGGGTGTCCAGCCGCCCGATATCCAGAAGTCGCTCCACCGTACCAATGTGGCTCAACGTCATCACCGTCATTATCTACATTAGACCAAACATTTTCCCCAGCCGTTGCATCCGTTAAAATATAAAAATCATTAGTACTAGAATTTGACCATTGTGTGCCTACCCCTCCCGATGGGTTGGTATCAACGGCAGGGTCACTCCCTGTGATTGTCAAATCTGCACCCGCTGGCGTTGCTCCTACTGATCCAGAGCCACGACCCGGATTTGTATCAACTATTCCACTCATGTTGTATTTCCTTATCTAGTTTGGTCTAAATAACTAACAATAATATCCACATTGGCAGAACTAGCTGTGGCGGCACATAGATGATCTTCATCTTCAATAACGAACTTAGAGGTATGCTCAAAGGTTGCATTAGCCGCTAAAGCTTGATCGGAATAGATTTCATAATCTGTACCACCTCCACCATCGTCTATATAAAGATCAAATGTCTCTGCGGCTCCTGCGGTTTCACAAATAAGAATTGAAAGAATAGTGTAAGTATGTCCATTTACACCATTGAGCAAAACCGATTCGCTATTAGTTACTCCTGCGGTATGTGATACTTTTAATAATTCTGATGCCATTTTATTCTCCTAGAAGCCCAACACTAGGGCTTTGCCCGTGCTAGAAATTGAGGGGTTCATAATTGTTGTTGATGAGGTTATGTTGTGCGCTAAAATGTCTAGGCTGGCCCCCAATTGCGGGGAGCCGTCTTCAGAAACATTCGCTAAAGCTCCCGCAACTAAAGTGACATCCGAATTTGGCATCGTAATAGTCCTGGTCACACCAGACCCAATGCTAGAAGCTTCAAATGCAATCTGCTTTGTATTGTCAGAATTATCTTGGATTCTGAATGTAGCGTCAGAGGGAGTGGAACTACCAGCCGAGCCAGTATTCCCTGTGCGAGTAAAATGTACCGTACAAGTATCAGCATCCGTAAACGATCCAGCCCCAGTAACATACGAAACAGGAATTTTTGAATAAGTCGAAGCTGATGTAACAGCCCCAGTTACATTGTAAATTGCAAAAACGGCAGCATCAGATTGTTTCGTTACCGTCACCGTCCCGCGTAAAGCGGTAGTTGTAGAATCATCCCAGGAATCAATATATGAATTAATGCTTGCGGCATTAGAATCAACATCATCCATGTAAAGTACACTGGCTGAACTTAAAGTCCCGTGGTTGAAAAAAATCTTTCCAGCGCCTTGATCTGTATCAGTGGTTGTAGACTCATATATCATATCCAACCCTGCAGAAGGGCCAATAGCTCCAGTAGAACCTGTATCCCCTTTTTGCCCTGATCGAGTAAATGAAATATAAAGAGTGTCGGCGTTTGACCATGACCCGTTTGATGAAACATGAGTCACCGGCAATTGTAACCAGGCAGTGTTATCGACCACGGCTCCCGTTAAAGAAAATACAGCGTATGTTGCTGGAGTGCCAGACTTACGAATCGTGATGTAACCTTCATGCGTTGAGTTATCGCCGTCATCCCATGAGGCAATGAAAGGAGAAATATCAGGGTTGCCCGTGTCAGCCGATGTAGCGCGAATAGCGAGAGCCGTAACACTTCCGACTGTGCCGTGGTTATACCGAATTTCTCCCGCGCTACCAGGGTCAGCCATCGTTGTAGAATTATCGAATGTGTATTTGAATGCGGATGCTCCCGTCGCCGCTACCGCTGTAACTTTCGCGGCTTCTGCTAAAACTACATCTGCGGCTGTCTCAACTAAATCTGCTGCTGTGTCCACTGCATCGCTTGCCGTTAAAACAGCTTTCGCTGTAGCCGTACTGGCTGAAGCAGCGGCAGCCGTAGCCGAAGAAGCTGCTGCTGTCGCCGAACTTGCGGCAGCCGATTGGCTAGTTGTCGCTGATGCTGCATCTACTAATAAGAACCATTTTGCCACATCTGTATTCGAGCTGATTGGCACTGACCCGCTAGACGTATGAGCTGTAATACAAATGTAAATATTATTGTTATTCGTATCCTTGACAATATCTCGCAGAACGTAAGCAGTACTCGCTGCCCAATTTCCCTTAACTGTACCTATCTCAGAGGTAACGCTGAAGTCGCCGTCGTCGTCAAACGCAAATAGCTTATTCTTGCGTTCTGCAACTACGCTGGACGCTTCTGTAGTTCCAACGTCAGGGACAATCGTTCCAAGTTTGAAACAACGGTCAATCTCTTCCTGCATGTCCTGCGTGACTTGCGTTAATTTATCAAGCGCATTTTCATGGGCGCTACTTGGGAACGAATCATTTTCAACGTAGTCCGTCGCTTGAGTCTTTGGCGTAACGCGGCGAATAAATACGTTGCCAGTTCCAGATGGAGGAGCTGATCCAAAAGTTACATTACCGCCGCCTGCAACTCCTGCGTTGCTCACCGTATAATGCGTAGTGATTGTTTGTAACGCCCAGGATGTCGGAGCGCCGACAGGAGTGCCAAGGTAGACTTCAATTTCTGAGTCAGCCTGGATGTTAAAGTCATAGGCGAAGGCCGTCGTCGAGGCATTCCCGTTGTATTGTCGTGTTCGTCTTGTGGTCGATATGGTCATTTGTTACCTCGGCAATAATGTTCCACTAAACCCGCCGAAAGCGGATTGAGATTGTCCAGTTTCTCGTATACTTTTTTCTTCCTTCAATTCCTCAATTCTCGCGTTTAAAGCAGGAAATTCATTGCGAAATGGCAAACCATGAATAACAGCATCTCGAAAGTCGTTGTATGTACTTTGCCATCTTTGCGATTTTTCATAGCTAGTTTGCTTTTTTTTCATAGCACCGATTCCCGCAAATTTATAAGAATCCCGTTTAATAATATCGCTCATCATATCCTTAAAATTTTTTTGCTTTCCATTGTCTTCTGGATCAGGCAGTGTCGCCTCCTCAACCGTTTGCCGAATGAGCCAGTTTTTTTGTCTGCGAGTTAATTTAATAGACACCCCTTCGGTACTCAAAGAATCTCCAATAGTATTAAAGTTTAATCCTATATTAAGCATTTCTTTGACAAGCGGAGTTTCATCCTTCGTCTGTCTCTCCGTCGGGAAAATTGCATCTAACAAATTATTACGCTGCTTGGAACGCGGCCTAGCTAGAACATCAAGTTTTGGCTCTAAAGTCTCTCGAAGCACTGGTAAATTCTGTTTAATTTCATCAAACAAAGTTTGCGTTGCCCTTAATGTGGGGTCAAAAAAAGTTGCCCCCTCCGCAATAATTCGCGGCACGACAGAGCCAAATAAACTTTTCCAATATTTCCCCGTGTTTCTTTCTGGGGCCAACATTGCGTCCATTAAATTTCTAAAATTTGTTGCCCAAGTCTTACTTAACATTTGGCGAGATAATGCCAGCGAGAAAGCTTGTGAAGCTTCCCCCCAACTATGTTCATCCAAGTCTTGGCGAAAAGCGTGAAGATCAACCGCCATACCAAAAACCATCCCATAAGGATCGTTACGGTCAAACGACCATTGATGCCATTTGCCATCGTCCGACCTAAACGCAATAGAATCGTTTTGCACTCTCGCCGCCTTTAAAACATCCCTAGAACCTTTTGCCCCACCACCTACTGGGCCGCTTCCAGTAACGGCTACAGAAGAATCATTCGGGTTGTTGAGCTGATTTTCGGCAATGTTATACGCAAGGCCAGCAAGAAGTGACCCTTGCGCTAACCTAGCAACGGCTCGGCTTCTAGCCATACCTTGCTCTTTAGTTAAAGCCTGCTCACTAAGGTTCATACCATGCGGGAACAACGCTTCACGTGACTCGCGCACCGCCATATTTAAAACTGGGAAGCGTTCAAAAGCATATTTATTTAAATTCATGGGAGTGCGAACAAATGGCAAAACAAACCTTAACTCAGGGTTAGCTTCAACCAATCCTTGCACTGCCTTGCCTCTATCCCCCAACGCTTTGGTAAATGTCAAATACGCCGCCATATCTTGCGCTTCCATGCGTATCAATTCATCAGGTTTTTGACGCTGTTCAACAATAAATTGTGTCAACTCTGATCCTTTTAAATTTTTAGCCTTGCCAGCCCTATATGCCGCGCTATTAATTTGCATTCGATATGCCATTGACTTAAAAAATGCGTCAGAAGAAACAAGAGCAGCGCCACCTAGATTTCTCCAAAGCTGAAAACTTGCGTCAAGCATGTGAATAAAAAAGTTTTGCTCGTTAAGTTCCATAAATTCACCTTCTGGAACCCCAATTTTTCTTTGAAAACGACGCGCCATTCTGTTTAAATTCTCAACCGTCGCTTCTGGCTTGGCGAATCCTTCCAGCTTGACGTTATCTAACCCACCCAACTCAGCAAATTTTTCATCATCAATTCCTAAACCATGTTTACGCTCTTTCCAAACCGCTTTTGCCATCCGAAAAGATTCGCCCATTGTTTCTCTCATGCCAAAAAATGCTGCTGGGATTTCCCCAAAAAATGCTCTCTCGTCATTAGGCGCACGACGCAATGTGTCGATTGACGCAGTTAGAAATTTTTCAACAGTAAATTCATTTAAATTTGCCAAGGTATTGCTTGTTAAGTTGGTAAAATGCGTTTTAGGGCCGGTTAACAAAGCGTTGAGCCAAACCTCTTGGAACATTCTCAAACCACCTGGCCCAGCCAGATCATCAAAGAATTTTTCTCTTGCGGCTTGATTGGGCAATACGGCAATTCTTTCGGCAAGTTTCATCCCTTGCACTGGCAAGCCAGCTTCTTCTACGCTCTTCGCCAAATCAACGGATAAATTTTCAGTAAATTCTTGTGTTGCTTTTTCAGATGCTCCAATTTTTTCTTGAAGGTCACTAAATCGCCTCGAAGAATCTGCCTGAAAAAGACTTTTAGCTCTCTGTAATTTAGTAAACAGCAAAAAAGCTCTATCCATTTCTTGCTCTGGGATAGCCCCAGATAAAACCATATCTGAAATATTCTGCACATATTTGGCAGAAGATACAGACAACACCCTGGCAATCATTTGATCTTTGCGGCTCAAGCGCAAATCAGAAGCATCTGCCAACTCTAATATTTTATCGACACTTCCTTCGGCATTATCTGCAACTTCTTTTTGGGCATGAGCTTTTAAATCTTTGCGAGATGTATCTTGTAAAATTTTTGACAAAGATTCTTCGTCTTGCTTACGCAAGGTGGCGATAATTCTCTTAATGTCTCGGTCAGAATCAATCTTGCCCCAGTTAATGCCAAACTGCTCATTAATATCTCGCACAAACCCAGTAGTCTTAATCTGTTTCTTTTTTGGCCCTGCTGCATTTGGAAATTCTATGTCAGGCTGTGCATCAAACTTTTGTTCTGCTCGCCACTTGCGATAAGGATTTACCTTTTTCCGCAAGCCGTAAAACTTAACCATGTCGATAAACTTATCAATCGTTTTACCCGTAACGTAACCTTCAAGAACATTATTAATGCGGCCCCTAATTGCTGGCGTGTCCTCTCCGTTTGCCAGCAACTCTGCTACAGGAGCAGCAAGCTTGGAATTTTCAGCGATAACAGCAGCCAAGTTACCGCCTTTCGGATCAAAAGCGGTAAAATCTGCTAACCCATAATCAATCGCCGCTTTTAACTTTTTATTTTTCCTAGCAACACCAAACGCCTTTGTCACCTTACCCACAAGTTTAAATGGGGCGAAAAATTGCCCCAACGCTCGTACCATTGGATGGTTTTCATTTCCAGGGGATATATCGGGAACAATATTGCCAATCTTTCCATCGCTCTCCACATCAAACAATCCCTCAACAACATCCTGCCCCGCATTTAATAATTGCGAAACACCATCTAAGGTTCCCGCAGAAAATTGCCAGCCAGGAGTATCATGCAAAAACTTATGGAATCCAGAAGTTGGAGGATCAAAACTTGGCCTGCCAGTAGGGGCAACCACATCAGGGACTTCTTCTGCCGTCTTACTTTTCACCCCTAAATCAATATTGCCTCTTAGCGGGTCTTGCCCCTGTTCCACGCTAGAAGTTGGCTGTTCCGCAGCAACTTGTGCCTGCTGTCTCTGTTCTACAACCTGGGCTTCTCGCTCTGCAACCATAGACATCATATCTTCTCTGGCGCGCTGCATCTTGTCATTCTGAAGGTTTGCGTCTATCTCTGCTGCTCGGCTGTCTTTTAAAGTTTCTGTCATAAATTACCCTTTTCGTAAACCTCTGCGAATTAGCTCTTGACGCAAGCGCTGCAATAGTGCTTTCTCTTTGTAGTCTAAATTTTCATCTACGCTTAATTCCATATGCTTTTTCTCTAAAAAATCATTAGGCCATTCGCTATCATCTTGCAATTCTTTTGCGGTTAGCCCAGTGTTAAACAATTCTTCTCTAGAATAAGACGGCTCCTTTAAAGTCGAAGAAGGCTCCTCTTGCATACCTAATGCTTGAAGCCCCTCATTTGCCCAACGGTTTAAAGTTTCTGGCCCAGTTTCTGAGTCAGAAATAGCTTTTTTAAGCGACTGCAAAGTTTTCTTAATAGGTTCTACTACTTCTTTAACTTGCTCTTGAATAGGCTGTACTATTTCTTTGGCTTGCTCTTGAATAGGCTGTACTATTTCTTTGGCTTGCTCTTGAATAGGCTGTACTATTTCTTTGGCTTGCTCTTGAACGGATAATTTTTTCTCTTCTACCTTTGGCTCCCCTGGTTCTATAGGTGGAGGAGGAGGTAAATATTTTGTTTGGTCTTCTAAGCTCCAATAATCCTTTAATTCCTTAATTTGCTGAGAACGCCTATAAAATTCCTCTTCACTGAGACTTGCTTGCTCTTTCAGTAACTGATTTGCCATTGCCGCTGTATCAGGAACCTCAAGGCCATCGGCATTCGGAACAAAATGTTTATGATAAATTTTAGGCATATCAAGTTTTACACGCCTTACTCTAGTCTGATGCACTTGGCTTTCTGGACTCTCCGCATTCGTCCATCTACCTACAATATCGTTTGCCACATCTTGCGGAGATTCTTTCGGCTGGTCGTTATAGCCATTCACGCGATCATAAAATTCTACCCATCCTGCTTGCGCTGCCATTCTTTTAGCGGCAGCCTCGTACTTATTAATTGCAGCCGTATCTCCCACAACCGTAGTCATCAAATGACGAGCTTGAGACATATCCGTAGTCTCTATTTTTGCCCCCTTACTCACCAACCTAGTGACCAATGATGTGCGATCTTTATTAGATAGCCCCGAATGAAAGCGAATATCCGATTCAGAAATAGTGCCAGCCTCTATTTTTTCCACCACACTTTTGTAATCTGCTCTAATAGTTGGGCGGTCAGATTCTGGCGTAAATGTGGTTATTTCTTTTTCTAAACTATTTCGCGCACTACTCGTAATTTTGTCTGCTTTCATTGCCTGATCCAACTCTTCCACCGTTGGGGGGTTGTTAGAATTTAATCGGTCTATAAAATTAGCCTCATTAGCTCGATAACGCTCATCTCTTTCCCACTCGGACAACTTATGATCGCGATCAAATTTTGCATTTCTTTCTGTAATACGCATTCGCAAATTTCTTTCGGCGCTTACTTTATATATTTCTTTTTCTTCAGCAGAAAGAAAACGTGAGGCATCTATAACAGCTTCCACTTCTCGATAAGTTTTGGCGGTTGCAATCTTCCGACGAATATTGCCTTCATCTATATCTTTATCTATAGAATCTAATTCAGCCTGTGCTTTTAATGGATCAAGAATATCCCCGTCGGTCATGCCCTCTAAAACATTTTCAATCGTTTCCCGCAAACCTTTTTTTAACAAAGGATCATTTGTGTTGGTCAGCTCTTGTCTCAATGCCCTAACATTACCCAACCCTTGAGCCTGCAAAGACTTCAACCTATATACTCGCCCTTCACTTTGAATCCGTTTCAAATTATCCGCAAAATAAGATTCGCCACTTGCTTTAATTTGAGTTTTTAATAGACTATTAGCACCAAACGCTGAAACTCCTCCCTTGCTCTTATCGCCCGCCAAGATTGCATTAATATTTGCAATCCCCATTTTCATATCACCCTCAAAGGTATGGGGGTTAAACACTCCTGGCTCGCGCAATCTTTTTTCCAAGTCTGCAACTTGTAATTTGCGCTCAACTTCACTAGAGGCAAATTGGGTATTGTTAAATAACTTTTGCTCCGCTAACACAAACTTAGCTCCAGCGTCACCCACATCCTGCAAACCCTGCCCAAGCTGAATTAATCCTTGTGCGCCAGCAGTAAATGCTCGCGGGTCAGTCTGCCGTAGACCTGAATTTTTAGTCGGTTGAATTACGCGCAAATCTATATCCATTAGCCAAATACCCCCTGCGCGTCTAGCGTCTGATAATTCTGCCCAGCTTTGCCTAGCCCCGTTAGCAAACTTGCCCCAGCCCCTGTCGTTCCTGCTGATTTAGCGGCTCTGCCGCTTGCTGAAGTAAGCACTGCCTGGTCTTGCAATCCTTGAGACTCTATAGCGCCGCCTCGTCGTATTAACTGCGCGTTCATGTCGTCAATAAATTCTTGTTCCGCTAAAGCAAGCAAGTTTGTTCCTTCTACAGCTTCAACGCCGCTACCCCCTTGCTTGTTAACCATTGACCTTCGCCTTGCGTCGTCCTGCTTTTCTTTCATCTTCGCGTTAAACTCAGCGTTGTCCTTGGCTATTTTAGCGTCGCGGATTTGTATCTGCGCGTTTCTCTGAGCAATCATGTTGGTAGCATCGCCCTGCTTTTTCTGCCCGTAAGCCGAAACAGCAACGCCAGCAACCGACACCGCAAGACCCGCGACTGCTATTTGAGTTGCTGTAAGTGTCGCTGCTCCTGCCATTACGCCACCTCCTGAGTCAGCCAATGCTGTTTGGCAATTCGCACATCTTGTTCGTCACACTGCAAATATATTTCGTCAATCCATTCCTGCTTAACAGGGCGAGGCTTGCCCCATGCTTCAACGACTACTCCAGCAGCTTCGATACCAGACAAATCAACCTTTCCAATCCTGCCTGTCATGGGGCCAAAAGATACAAAACGTCTAGCTTTAATATCGCGAAGGCAATCAAGCCGCCAATTATATTTTGATTCTTCAATAGTGACTCCAGCCATCACATTGTCAGGCCAGTCAAGCCCTCTGTTCGATAGTACTTCCATGCGCTCTATCCTTTTAGTAATCACTTCAAAATGATGCCAAGAAGTTTTAGCCATCAACTTAAACACGACCTCAATTTCTTCCGCTCTAATCGCTTCATGGAATAAGTCGCTACCCGCTGAAACCATATAAGCAGTAGGCGTTTTATTTACTAACGGAACGCCAAGCAGATCAGCATTAAATGTAGGGTGATAGTCCAGCCCTCGTTCTTTTGCATCCCAATATGTAGGGCAGTTATCACATCCTGGCGTTAACCGCTCGCAGCCCGTAGTAATATTCCACCCAGCAACTTCCAATGTCATTCAATAATCCTTGCGTATGAATAATGATCTTTGCCATCAGGCCCGTACTTACGCTTCTTCCCTTCTAATTGGAAACCCATTCTTTCAAGCCATTGAATACCAGGTGTAAACTCGCACATGACTGTCGCTTCTACTCTATGCAAATTCATACCCGCAATAATCTTATCTTGAAATGCAACAACTTGCTTGTGCATCCAAATACGATGAGCTTTATAATCTTTCCCCAAGACAACCCAAGCATGACCTACGCCGCGCCAAACAGGAACGATGCCAGCGCATCCTATAATTCCTTCTTCTGAAAATCCCGTAAACGCTGTTCCACGTTGCGTAGCTTTAACTTGAGCGTCAGCGTTACGATCAATCTTCTTAAATATTCGGGCTTCTCTCGCTCTAAAATTTAAAGCGTCCAGATGCCACGGTTCAAAGCCAGTTACCCAGCGTTTAGAAGTGTTCCCCGACATTCATGTCCATGATTACGGCGACCACATGAAAATCCAAAGGCTGATCTTGCTTTATCTCGACAAAGCCATCGCGGTCATAACCTAAGTTCATCACTTTTTTATCTCCAGTAAAAGCTGCTGGAGGACTGCCCATTGCATCAGCAGATGATCTAAATGGGATTTGGTCGCCATTGATTTTGATTCCAGTTGTGTTAATCAATCGAACTAAAATCTGATTGGCTCTTTTCTTTCTACCCTGGCTCGTTCCAGTAGGTGTTCCAAACTCTGGCCTGCTAGGTTTAATCACTCCTGAAAATCCCTGCCCAACATAAGCTTCAGATACGGCACTTGAAACTGTGACTGAGCCACCGCTTACAGTTTTATCTGGAAAGACTGCGCCGTTTCCTACTATTTTTACCGACTCGCCTTCCAGATGCGCTAGACCAGTGATTGTGGTTACACCCTTCCGAACTTCTCCAGCAGAGTCGTATGCTCCAAACGCAGTGCCATTGATATTGGCTCCTGTCGTTTGGTTCGTCAGTTCAAACGTGTTCGTAGCTTGATTGGCAACCTTGTAACGATTGCCATTCAACTCAGTCATTCCCATTACTTTTTTAATGTCAACCAGATCACCGTTTGAAAATCCATGCGACGCTGCCGTCACCACTACAGGATTAGCTTGTGTCGCCCCTGTAATTGTTACAGGATTATCCAGCGTTAAACATGAGTCAGCAAAAACATACGGGTCAAGCCATTCAACAAATCTTTTTGTTACTCCATTAACTCTTTTCTTAACGCTAATCCAAAGCTCATCTCTTAAACCATCAGAAGAAGGGATAACAGCTACTGATTCGATTACCGGCATATCGCCGCCTACTGGATGACGATGCCATGCCACTACATTCTGGTCGCGCAAGTAAGTACAACCGATTAACACTCCGTCAGCAGTACACGCCCAAACAATGGTGTCTTCTTCTTGCTGGTAAGCCATGTCCACGACACCCGATTCGCTAACATGCTCTGCAAGCAAAGTAATGTCAGGCGCTAAATATCCGTCAACGTCAAAGCTAAATACCAACTCTCTTACTTTTCGCCCAGCTCTTTGATTGAACAAAAGTAAGTTACCTACATTAAGAGGTGCTACTTTGTTGCTTCCGAAACCAGCTTGGCGAACCGCTTTAATATTTGTCGGAGAAATATTATCGTCCTGTCCTCCAGTAATTGTAAACTCGCCGCCCAGTGTTCCGCATAACATGTCAGTCGATTCTGCCAGCCATTGAATTGCGTTTACCTGATTTGCCACTAAAGTAAACTCAACGCTGTTATCAGCTCCCGCGCTGCCTTGATCCATAGACTCAAAGCTTGCTACTTCACTTCCCCAAATCTTTTGAGGATCAGTATTGCTTCCTCCCCAAAATAATCTTTGGTTAAAGAAAGTGACTGCGCCTGGGTTCTTGTCATTACCATCTGTTCCAACGCCTGCGGAGCCAGCGCAAAAAGTAGATGGGAACGTAGAGCCGGTAAAACTAATTTTTGCTAACGTCCAAGAAGTATGTGACGAGCGAGTCAGCTTTCTCGGAGCGTATTCTTTATGCGATATATATAAAGTATCTGCACTTTGGGCAAAGGCTAGTGAAGGCAAGTCTGCCGTCAGATAAGTTGTAGTGATTTCTACTGGCTTACCACCTGATTGAATTTGCCCGTTGTCCTTGTATATACGGATATATAAATTGCCAAACTCTAATATGTAAGGTTGCGTGACTGAAAACTCAAAAGGCACTAAGCGAACTTTTGCATCCTGCGTCCCTGATTTGACTGAAACATTATCCAAAGTATGCGTTGCGCCAGTAGTGTGCTTAAAACCTATAAAAGTCGAAGTGCTTATTGCTGTAAACTCAATCGTGTGAGTCGCTGCTGTATAAGAAGTAGAAGCTAGAATTTGCTCGCCTGCGGTAGCCGTTCCGATCTGCACGTTAATTGCGCCAGTGCCAATCGTGAAACTCATTACATAGCGAACTCCAGCGACAGTCGTAAAACTATCTTCAGCCCATCCGTAATTACTGGCATCGACTGAAACGATGTTCATTAAGTTGGTCGCATGAGCTATCGATGATCCACTCCCAACACTTTTATCTGTCCACCCTGTAATGTTGCTGGCAAAAGTTCCGTTAGTAACCAATTCTGATCCAGCGGCTGTCGCTTTGACATCTGCAACAAAATGAAAGCCACCTCGACTTTTAATACCGCCATGAGGAAGCACGATGCCATTTTCCAAAGTCTTCAAAGAGTCTTTGTACTTAGCAAGGTCAGTCCGTCCGTCCAGGCGTTCTGTTACTTCGCCAGCCGTGAACGTGGAAATTATTGAAGCAGATTTTGCCATTAAAGTACCGTGCCTGCTCTAGCGTCTACAAGTTGCTGTATATCCAAATTAGATACTGTGCCTTCCTGAGAATCAATTGTTCTAGCTTCACGCACTTTGCGTTCATAAAGTTGCCACATTTGTTCTGCTAAAGAGCGACTGCCTGTAATTGGCTCGGCAAGTTCTGCGGCAAGTTTTGCCGTGTAGACTCCGATGAACAAACTATCCATGTCATTCGGATCAGTTATTTTTTTCAGAAAAATTAAATTGACAGAACTTTCATCTGTCATTAACTTTCTTCCTTCCAACTCATGCTCAACTCGAATGTCGCCTGATAGCACATCAACGACACGCAAACAGTCAGATGGAAGCTGATGATAAAACGACCAGCCAAATGCTGGCGTTGTTGCTAATGAAGCTAACACTTGGCGATCTTTAGCGCAGTTCCACATTGCAGCGCGAGTTACCTCATCTCTGACTTCCTCATACAGAGCATTAACTAATCTCGCTCGTTCTGAATCATCAGATAAAGAAGTGATAGGATCGTCACCTAAAAGTCTTAGCGCATTCGATGTAATTTCAACAAAAGATGCCATTGTCTACCAATAGTTAAAGAAAGGGGGAAGCCGAAGCCTCCCCCAATCCGTTAGTTTACGATGTACTCAACTACCATCGTTACGTCACCAGCAGCCGCAGTTGCAGCCGCAGTTTCGATTGTCAACGCAATGCGAAGCATTTTGCCAGGATCAGAAGTCAATCCAGCGTCTTCCCACATAAAGTTTCCAACCGTTTCAACGCCAAGGGTTTCATAACGAACTTCAACGCCAGCCGTGTTAGCTGCTTGAAGCGTAGTCATTACCGTACCGTAGCAGTCACGATCAATAACGCCTTCCGCAGCATAAGCTGTGGCAGAACCGTCAGTGTCGTTAAACTTTACGTTACCGTTGTAAATACCAACATCAGTTACCAAAGCTGGCGATCCGTTGCTGTCCAAGTCATCGTTGTACAACTTGATAGACTTGATCTTTGCGTTGGACGGAATTTCAGCCATCATAAGGATGTCGTTGTCGTCAATGTCGCCAGTTCCAGCAGCGATGGTGTCAGACCATACGCGAACCTTTCCACCGGCACTTCCAGAGTCCACCATAACTTGAGGAGTAGCCTCATAGTTGGTTAGCTCTGTTGAATATGCAGTAGCCATTTTTAATACTCCTAGTTAAATTAAGTAATCAGGTTTAGGATTCGTCACAATCGATTTGGACAACTTTCTCGTCCTCGATGCGTGTCGCGCCCAGTGAACATTCAACAAAAACCTGAGTACTGTAGTTTTTATCGCTTCTCTCAGAGATTCGGATATTTGGAGTACCGTTCATGGCAAGGCCAAGTCCAGACTTCGCCCATGCGAAACAGCTTCTAATATTTCCGCTCTTAGCAAGACGATTAGAAATGATGAACTTAAATCCAGCCCATGTGTCAAGCTCTGCGTTCATTAATGCTCTGACGCTGTTATAGTCAACACTCGTATTGGTTGTTACGTTCAACAACGCTTCCAATTGGTCAGGGCCGCAAACGATATACATTGGCTCTTCTGCTGGATCAACGTCGTTGCTCAATAACTTCTTCTTAGCTTCAAGCAATTTAGCGAGTGTCAAGTCACTACCACCATTTGCAATTTGCTGTCCAGAAGGAAGACTTACCGCAGAAGCTGTGTCAGAAGAGTTTACTGAGTAAGCACTTCCAAGAGCAGCGGCGATAATTACATCGTCTTTCTGCCGATTCATAGCCGCCATCAATTGCTTCATGGTAGGCGACGTTGGGTCTTTTGCCATCTTCACTCGATCAGGATTGTCGATCAAGTCAACGGCTCTGTATGTGTTAAATGTTACGCGTCGTCTTGAAAATGGAACCTCGGTTAGAGGTGTATCTTCATGCCGACTGATAGATTGAACCATCGAAACGGTATCCATTCTATCGAAGAAAAATTGCTTCGCATCGTTGACCTGTTCCATCCGAACCGCTCCAGCCAGCTTGCTAGTCTTTTGACTTGCAAGGTGGATAAAGTTATCGGAGAAGGAAGTCTCAAATGCCTTGTTAATTTGGTTAGACATTACTCTCTCCTATAAATTAATTAAGTTATTGCGGAGAGTTGCCCATAAGTTGGACTCCCCTGACTTTTTGCCCTGGCCCTCTTAGGGTTGTCAGGAACAGCCTTGCGGCGTTTCTTCTTAACGGTCTTCTTAGGGGCCATAGGCTTGTCCATAGAAGGATCGTCTTTCGGTAAAGCTCGAAAAAAATAACAGTTTCTTGTTTCTTCTCGCTCTACCGATGCGCTGTACTCTTCGCAAGTGCTTGTAGCATCGATGAAATACAAGCAATCGCTACATTTAATATCCTGGCTTAATCCCATTTACTCCTCCCCGTGAATCGTCGTGTTCCAGCGGTCAATCATCTTAACCATCTGGTTATGACGCGGGTGAGTTTCATCGAAGTAAGCTTGATAATCGTCGCTCTTCGTATCGTTATAAAATGCGTCTTTAGCAAGTTGAGCCGACTCAGGATCAGTAAAGGCATTGACTTTTGGATCACCCAAGTGACGGCCTTCGCCAAAGTCTTTAGCAAGTCGATCCAAGAATCTTGCCAAGCCAGGGTTGTTGCCCACACCTGACTCTTCCAAGTATTGCTTGTCAGCGCCGTCAGCATACTTATCAACCAATCGCTGTACTCCTGCAAGCTTCTCATCATATTGCCTGCCCCAATCCGCTCTTAACTCTATCTCTGCTCTCTGAATTGTATTCTCAGATTCAACTTGGCCTTCAACGTACATATCCTTACTTGTACTGTTCCACCAATCGTAAAGCTCGCTGACTTGCTTATTGTTCAAGCCTGCGTTGTGAGCTTTATTCAGAAAAGCTTTTTCAAAGTTGTCGTCGTAGCTCATGCCCTCTGGCAACTCAACTTTTTCAAACTCGTAGCCGTCTGGCTGTTCTGGACGACCCAACTTTGTGTAATACCGCTCCCACTCTTCAGTGGATGCTTTCTCGTCTGGGATGCGTACTGCTCCCTCAAAATACCGTTCCGTTTCAACGTAACTTTTAGCTAGACCTGAAACGTCCTTGAATTTCTCCAAGGTTTTAATTCCCTGCAAGTCATCTGGCAATTCATCCCGCCAAGATTTCTCCGCTACTTCTGCTACTTCTTCTGCTGTTTCTTCTACTGCTTCGGTTGATTCCACGGCCTCTACTTCTGAGGTTATCGTTTCTTCGCTCATGTGTTACCCTCTGTTTTCCCAGCGTTCCAAGTTGTGCTTTATCTGTAAGAACACCGCACGGCAACCTTCGTTATAAGCCGTAGTCTCAGGTTCGCCAGGAACAAAACTGGATGTGTTGTTATAAACATCTTGAAGATGCTCGTAGACTACGGAGCCACTTTGGCTTTTGAATGTATCGTAAAACGCTCGTAACAGCTTATCGCTACCCTTGTTCGTAGAATTGCTGGACGAGTGCTTGCTTGTCTTCGTCACTTAAATTTGCCGCTCCCTCTTGTAAGACTTTCATTGCAGGCGCTGCCTTGCCAGCCGACTCCGCGACCTGGGCCGCTTGTTGCTGCTGGAGCATCGCTGCTTCTTTTTGTTTAACCTCACCAATCTTTTCTTGAGTTTCAGCCGCGCCTCGTATACCTTTTTTTGGTACTCCCAAAATTGGCGCTGCCAATCTCGCCATCGCTGGAAGGTCAGGAATCTGCATAACCTCTGGATCAAGTTGCCCCCATTCCGCTAACATGCCCAGCCAGCTTTGCATGGATTGAACTTCAGAAACTCGCTGCGCTCTTGCCAGTTGCCCAACGTACTCAATGTCAATCTTATCTAAACCGTTTAAAACTTCTGGCGGTGGAGCAATCGCTCCTGATCGCAACATGATACCAACGGCTCTTTCCAGCATTGGCCCAAGAACTTCAGTTTCAAATCTTGCTATCGTCGGGCCAAGCAGTCTTTCCATCTCGCCGCGCCTTGTCATAATTTCTTCTGCTGTCATGCGCGAGCTGCTAGGCAAGTTTAATTGATCCGTCAAGTACATATCGCGGATACCCTGGCGCAGCTCATTTGCTTTTAACGAGGAAAGGTCGAGTCGTAATTCTGTAGGTAATAGCCTGACGTTCTGCGGATCACGCGAGTAGACGATTGAGTTACCGCCCAACTTGACGTTGCCGATAAAACCTTCTTCGCCAGTTAGTATGGAAGGGTTGACTGCTTTTTCTAATCCAGTAAGCTCAAGCTTTCTTAATTGGTTAAGCGATTTAATATCATCCATCGCTATCATGGCAGGGCCGCGTCCTCTTGTTTCCCCAGATGCTTTATCCCAGCGTCCAACCATATATGGATTTTCATGGTAGCCGCGTTGGTCTAATACCAAAGACATATCTTTGAAAATATCAACGTGAGCGTATGCAAACTTACTCGCCACTTTCGCGCCAATTTCGTCAACGGGGGCTACCACTCTTACCAAATCAAACTTATCGTCAGGAGTTTTTTCTAATGCTTTGCGAACAGGGTCTGGAATATTCTTTTCACCAAACTGCTGCACCATTTGCCGCGCTGTTCTTTCGTACTCCCAAAAAACTGTATCAACTAATCCTGATTCGCTTTCAGCAAAAACGTAAGAGCTGATTGGCAACGCTCTAAAGTTTAATCCGTTAAACCCTTTATGCTTTAGCCTTGCCTCTTCCATATACAGGCAGACTGTGGCGAATGAATTAAAGTCTTCGTACACTTCATTAATAACAACGTAAAAGTTGCTTTGCTGAAGAGCGAAGTTAACGCTTTTAGATAAATCATCGAACCAGCGCAGAACATCCTGGTCGTCATTAAAATCAGCATATTGAGATGACTCAGGAATTTTAAAGCCGAACCACTGAATCGCTTTGCTTGTCAAAGTCTCTGCCATAATTAAAGCAAGAGTCTTTGAAGCATGTGGCGCAGTCGAGTCGTAATGCTTATGCCTTTGAGTACCAGAGACTCGCTGTTCGTTAGGAGCCTGTTTACCCATTCGCATAAAATCAACAACGTCTTGATAGAAGCCGTCCCAAAGAGTACGGTCTTCTTTCAGCGTTTCATTTCTGCTAAGTAATTGCTTTGCGTTTACGCTCATCCGAACCCACCTAGTTTAGTTTTCTTAGCTTCGTCCGTTTCTCCTTCTAACCCAGCCGCGCCGCCTTTATTGGTAATAAGTGAACCACGCCCTTTTTTCTTTTGTTGAAGACTTGCCATGCGTACTTTCTTATCTTCATCCGACTGATTTACGTCTGGCAACTTTTCTGGCTCTTCGGGAAGAGGGGGCAATGACGGAGAACTAAAGCATCCAGTAACAATAAAATCTAAAAAATTCATATAGCTAACCTAAAGTGCGTTTCTTAATAGAAGCATTATCATCGCCGCCGCCCAAACCTTGAGCGCCGCCCCGATTTACAATTAAAGAAGTTCTGCCCGTTTTTTTATTTCTCGCTTGCCGCTCCTCAGTACTTTGAGACATAGGCTCGGCCTTTGCCACTTTTACGGGAGCCGTCGTAGTTTCGACCTTTTGAGGGGGTGGTGAAGGTGCGCCCATTAAATAAAATCTCCTACGTTAGTTGCTTGCATTTGCAACGGCTCTGTTCTTTCTGGCCTGATGCTCATAGCTAATTCCATAAATGAATCCGCGCCATGACTTGCCCAGTTATGCACCGGCCTTGCCTTGAACACTTGATTCTTGTCGTCATACTCTTTGTGGTAATTCCTAAGTGATGCAATCAATCTTTCGCATTTCCTGCGATCCATCCAGCAACGACTTAGCAATTGCCTTGCCTGCTCAATCGCTTCTTCCTTCTTATTCACTTTCTTTCCAACTCGAAAGTTAATGCCTAAACTACGCGCCGTTTCCCTACGAGTTTTGCCTGTCGTTAACTCCCGTACTTCTATGTCCCACGGGGCGTTGTGGCTGTCGTAAGAATACGGCTTACTTTTAATCTCGCTGATGAAGTGCGGCAGCCCTTCGCCACTCGCCTCATAGTAGTCAATAATGCGTACCTCTTGACCATGTTGTTGAGCGAAGACCACTGACATCGAGTCATCTATTCCTAAATCCCAATATGTACTTGTTCTTAACTTCGGCTCCCAAGGTACTCTGCCGATTCGCCCGTCTGTTTCCATACGAGTCATTTCTTTAGCAAAGTAAGCGCCTGGAATCGCCGCGTGAAAAGAGCAGTAATACTCTTGCTGGATCATTTGCTCGTCCATGCCTTCGCGGCGCTCTTCTTCTAAATCATCTGCGGTTACAACTCTTGAACCATCTTCACCTTCTGAATCACGGCGCGTATCTTCCACCGTAAGCTTCGAGCAAAACCACTGGTCGTTTTCTTGAGCCATCTCAAACATTCGATGACCGTGATTCTGACCACGCGGCGTATATACAAACAACGCTATTCCATCGTTCTCCCTGATAATAGGTCTTAGAAAATCCCACGCTTTAGGTGACATGATTGGATATTCACTAAAGAGCAAGCCGACAGGGTTTGTGCCGACCAGCCAATCCAGGCCCATGTCCGTCCCGACCAATTGATAGATACTCCCGTTAGTAAGAGTAATCTTCATATCAGTCTCGTTTTTAGATACGATCACCTCCTTCGGAAAATGATCCATCACCTTCAGACCGTCTTTATCAATTCCGTCCCATATAGCTTTGCGAGCCTGTCGGGCGGTTGGAAACAAATGGTAATACTGGCCTTTGCGCTTGAACATTTCTCTGATGAACAAGTTAAGACCGCATTTATCTTTTCCTGCGCGTCTGTGCCAGCAACACACGCCTCTTTTTATTCCAGCGTCAAACGCTTTAAAGAGGGGTATCTGGTATTTGCGCGGTTGGAAGTTGTAAGGTATTGTCAGTTTCGCCATTATAATTTATGACATTGATTTGAATTTGAGTACCGACATTGCCTTCTTCCTTCGGTGCTAGTTTTGACCACCAACTATAAAACTCCCTTTTGTTTCTATCGTCCTTCTTGACAAACTCAGCGAAAGCCTGCTCGCCACCGATGCGCTCGAAAGTCGTCATCAACTGCTGCCGAACACTCTGGCTCGATGCCTTGTCCACGCATTTCTCTAATGGTTCGAGGCGTAAAGCTTTGACTTTCTCTTCTATCAGCCTTGCACCTTTCAGCATGTCGTCCATTGTCACCTACCATTCTAAAAATTCTTGACCAGACTTTTTCATTCAATAACCGAAACATCGAGTATTGCCTGGTAATAAAATAATCTACTGCATGAGGAGAAGGGCAAGTTGATAGTAGTAAATGAAACTCCTCTTCTTCTCTCTTGCTTCCATTACATTTAGGCGCATGATTCTCAGCTATAATCGGATGTGCAAATACCAACTCAGGTCGTTTGTCGCCATCCAAGTCGTAGTAAATCGTTGCGTTTCTCGGAACTTCGTTGATGCTCCAGCCGATCATGTATTTCATTGGCGGCTCTATAAACCCTGGCATTTCCATTCGCCATTGCTCGTATACTTGCCCAGCCGTCAACGGAGTACCTGTGCAAAAACTAGGGACTATTAACGCTATCAATAATAGCTTCAGTCGTGTCCTGATATTTTTGTACACCTAAAATGTAAGTGGATAACTCATCCAGCTCCTCGTCCTTCAAACAATGCTGCCCAGTATCTTTAAAATAAAGCGTTGGCTCTGCGGGGCGAATCGGGTACGCCAGGTTCAAACTATCTGGCATAGTCGAGCAGGCATTAATTCCGACGGTTAAAAAAATCGCGAGGATTACCCTTACTTTTCTTTGCCAATTTTTCCTTATACTCTTCTTCAAGCTTTGCTTTCTCACGATTGATTTTCCCGTGTACATTTAAAGCTGCTTTAAGGCTAGAAGATTTCTGCAACTTCTTGCCAATCCTAATAAAGTAAAATACTGCGCCTACACCTAATACGATTACTGCTAAGATTGAATACATAAAGACCTCGCCATAATCATTACATCTTCATGTGAGTTGCTGCCTTTTGCTGCGTTGTAAATCCAAATGACCATCTTGCAATTATCTTTTGTGTAGCCCTTACCAGGGTCAGTGCGATCTACACTTTGTGTAAAAGGAGCCATTGGCTTATCGGAATCCACAAACGGCAATCCCGTTGCTTCGCAAACTCCTCGTTCCATACGCTCTTTAAACCACTCCAAGTCCAAGTCAAACTCTACTCCTGCTCTCTTAGCGTTTCTCTTAATGCGGTTCCTAAAAACATTTACAGGATTGCGCTGTCTCCAAAGGCGAGTATTTGCTTTCACTTCTTCTGTGTGAGCCTGATAATAAGCATCACTTACTCGCTTCCGATCCGCTTTAGACTTGTAAGGCAAACCTATTTCTTCGTTGGTTGCTCTGGATCATCGCTGTTTCTGTTCTTACCAACATTCAAAGAAGCCCAGTTCAATACGCGCATGATCGTGTCGTAAACTTCGTTACCTTTAACAGAAGGCATAACCGCAGTCACCATATTGGCAAGCGCAATCATAAAAGCTACGCAAGTCACTGCCATGTTGTCGTTAAGCAAACCTGTCAGCATCTCCATTTCATTTCCTCAATTTAATTATTTTCTTAATGCAGCCCAAAGGAATCTGCATTCTTCCTGTGATACTTTTATTAGCTTTATCGCGAGTCTCTATATTGCTAAACATCCACAAGTTATGATCTGTCTCGCCAAGGTAATAGCCAATCGTGCTTACCGGCATGTCCCTGGTATCCTTCAACGCGTCCTTCAAATCTGTCCAGCTTTCATCCCCCAAGTCAGCAGCATCTCGCCACTCGACTACAATAGGGTCTTCAACTTTTAGCTTTGGCTTTGCCAATCAGTACACCCATAAAACTGGCGATGCTTTCTTGTCATCTGAAATATCAACGTGGATAAACTGCTTGTGAATACCCATGCGATTAAATTGCGTCCTTAAAAAACCTACCAACTTATCCCTATCTCCAGAGCAAGTGCAGCCTATGTCAGCCGCTTCGCCTATGAGATGCGAGCTAGTGCTAGATGAACCAGCGTTGCCATTTGACTTTTTGCAACGATGGCCTGAGTTGATACGCATAGGCTTGCCGTACATTTCCCTTACGATCTGCAAGCGGTCTACCAGCTCATCCTTAATATCGTTAGCGTTGCAGCCGCAGTTACATGCAAACTCTTCTCGGCTAAAGTTATTCCAGGTCATTAGTTGCGTCTATCCCACGCACTATCTTTCAATAGACTCTTCTCCAGTTTCTTGAGCCAAATTTTTTCGTTCTCTTTTTTATCTTTAGCATCCTGAACTTTCTTCTTTTGCGCCGCAATCTTGCCTTCTCTCTCCGACTTCTCCTTCGCTCCGTAAAGACGACTCATTCGCTTCACCAGATCATCCAACTTTTTACTTGTTTTTGGTTTTTCTGGGGCTTCCTTTTTCTTTCCCTTAAGTTTCTCTTTAGATTTCTTTGAGACACTGCTTTTCTTACCAGTGACTATGCTCTTGCCACCGCCGCCGCCGCTAAACCGATTAGGGTTAAGCGCAAAGTCTCCACCGCCTGGGCCAACTTTTCTCTTCTGAGTCATTACTCGTCCTCTTCAAAAAACGCTTCGCAATCAAATAAAAAATTCGCCAGCTCTTCTTCTGGGTCAATCAGGCGAATAACTACATCCATCCCCCAGCCTTCCCAAATTCCCCACTCGATACTCTTGTCTGTGAACACGGCTCCTCCACTCGACGTAACTCATTGAGCAAAGCCACTCGCCAGCATCTTCATACCGAAACCATAAGCCAGGGCATTTAGTGCAGCCCATTGCCAAAAACGTGCTATCAAATATCTGCTCTTCCCAAAACTCTAAGCTGCCGCCGCATCCCTCCCAGGGACACCGCGGTATATCCGCACCGCAGGCGGGAACTTCAACGTGTTTTCGCCTCGATTCCATCGACAATTTGTGCCATCGTACGATCGTAAGGAGTCCGTTTAATTTCTGGGCCGTAGTAATAAGAATTCATAGCTTCTTCAAAGACAGGGAAGGAGCTAGGTATGCCAACGCCGTTGAGAGGATCAGACTTCAAATACTCATTCGCGTCGTGAACAACTTCTGGGCGCGGTTGAGCCACATCTCTGACAAGCCTGAGTATTCGTTTCAAAACAAATTACGGTATACCTCAAGAAAAGTTATTACTCCTTACTTTGAGTATACTCAGGCGTGTGTAACGCTACAACGTACTATAAACAAAGAGGTAAAAATACTCTTGAAAAAATAGTGAAAATATGATATAATTGAATTAGTTAAAGACTTAATTATAATTATTTAATATATTGTTAAGTATATAGCTTGGATATACCGAACACATGTTTTCTTTTTTCGCAGAAAAAAGCAATCAGTGTTCTCCTGCTTTAGCAGGAGGGAGGCTTTAGCCGACTTGGTTTAAATGTTTTGAAGTTGTCCTAACAAATTATATAAATATCTGGCCAGGAGTCTGTTCTGCTTCCAGAACTAGCCCTTCGGGGTTATCGCTCTGCGAGGCTAAAAACATTCGCCAATCTAATCTATATAACTAACAAATCTTATAAGTACTTATAAATACTTAGTAAACCCCTCCTTGGCAAATCCCTTATATATATACTAGATAGTAAGCATGTCCTCTGAAGCAATCCCTAGACAATGCAGCGCCGATATTCTCCTTCACATACCTGTCGATAAGCCAACTCTCTTAAATCAATGCGGGACTTTCAGTATCGTGTATCCTCCTACGGTGCGGCTGCGCTGCTCAAGCATCGCCAAAGACGAGTTAGAAGAGGATCAAGGGCAGGACGAGCTGGAGAACGAGTCGCGTTGAAATACTTATGAGTGAATGGTAGGATTACAGCGTGGCATTATTAAACGTCCGACGGAAATGAAAAATGGGAATTTTACGTGTGCGAGTTCTATTACGAGAGACGGCCCGGATTTTGGGGCGTGGGTTGCTGACTTTTTTTCATTTTACAGCGGCAAGAATGGTCAAGCACATAATGTTTAGCCGTATGCTTGGCAACGCAACACCCTGTA